GGTGAATATGGAGATCTTTTTATTAGATTTAATATCGTTATCCCAAAATCAATTGAGCTAGAACAATTAAAAGTACTAAAGGAAATCTTCAATAGTGAACCAGATTCAACCTTTGAATCACATGAAACTTACGATAAACTATGTCTTCTTGAAAATGTATCCGATACAGATATTGAAGATATGGATTCAGACTCAGATTTAGAAACTGACTCCAATTCCGACTCAGATTTAGAATCTGAAAGTGATAGTGACTAATTAACTCCCAAATAAAAGCAAGAATGTATAAATAGACATCATATCATTTATTTCTTTCAATGTTTTAGAAGAATCATCATTAGCAAATAATGCATTGTAATTATTGAAATAATCATCAATTGATTCTGTAGCAGTTTTAATTGGTTCTATTACTAATTTTAAGTCACTTGTTAGATTACATAATTGATCATTATCAAGATTATTCAATTGGAGATTTTTTAAATTTTCAATTAAATTTTTTCTTTTCAAAATATATTTCTGAAAAGTTTGTTCTTCATATTTTAATACCTTGTCTATAAAGTTGTTATTCATAATAATAATATTATTATTAAGTAGTTAAATGTTTAATACATATTTACATATTTTAATAATATTAATTAGCATTATTGTAATTTACTTTATTATCGATTTTGTATATTTCATGTTTTTTTACAAATTACATCTTTCCACAAAAATAGTGAAATACAAGATGTCAGACAGTGATAAAAAATTTATGAAATTAAAATCAATAAATTCTAAATTAGACAACCTTGATCCCAACGGTCTTAATGTATTTTATACAGAAAGCAATTGGTCGATTAAAAATAATAATTATATCTTGTTCAATTGCAAATATTACATAATAGAACCTGGTTATTATTATTATGTTAAGAAAGACGATTTAACAATCAATAACAAAAATATGAGTATAAAATTGTTTGTTAAAAAATAATTGTTAAAAAATAATAAAAGTTATTAGATATAACAATGTTTAATCAAAAAGTAAATCCTTTTATTGAGGAAGACCCTGAATACTTAAGATATTCTTATGCTCCTCCACGAGTAAGACCTGCCGATATACATAATTGTGGAACAACTATAAATAAATACAAGAAGATTAGTAAATGTGCATCACTACCTCTTCAATCATGGTGTTCTGCAGATGTTGCAAGTGTATCTTTTGCGATGAGGCCAATTATTTCAAGTACAGAATATTTTACATACATTAAACAGTATCTTCAAAGTGTTATTTTAGGAGATCTTGAAGATTTAAAGAAAAGTAAACTTTCTTCTGAAAGATATCAACTGTTTGAAGATTATGGAAGAGAACCAGAATCTTCTTTACTTCAAGCAATTAATCTTGAAGCTACCGATAAAATAAATGAGATAATGGCAGCAAGTGCAGAAAAAATTAAGATGTTTACTAAACATAATCCTATATGTGAAGGATTTGTTGTAACTGATATTACAATTAATACATATAGATCTTTAACGAATAAAAATCACTATTTTCATTCTGTTGTTTTCTCTGCTGTAAATACTACTAGGTATAACACTGTTTCATTTAAAGCACAATTATATCAAGATACTACTCCAATGATGAAAAACTGGAATAAAGCTATAGGAGAAGTTATGAAAAGCGAAGATGTTACAAAAGATATTAATAAACCAGATTCACGTGTTTATGTTCATACAATAAATCTTTTAAATGATACAAATTGTGTTTCTGGACAGGAAGATGATTGTACTTATAGTGGATATAATTTAGATGGTGCATTTTCACAGTTATTAAATGACAACAAGTTACAAAATGTAGTAGATAATAAATGGTTAGAACCTCCTGCATTAGCAGATTTTACTTACAATTATAACGGTAATTATGATACATCAGGTAATGTTCGCATAAGTGATAATGGACCAAATGGATTGGATAAATTAGTTAAAGAATTATCTTATATTTATAATAAATGAGTTTAGAACTAATTATCGGTAACATGTTTAGTGGTAAAACTTCTGAACTTATTAGAAGAATCAACAGAGAAAAAAGTATTAATAAAAGAATTTTAGTAATTAATTATTCTCTTGACAATCGATATTCATCTGATTCAGTATGTACTCATGACCTTACAGAGTGTAAATGTTTGAAGGTATCCAATTTAAATGATATACGAGAAGGTCTTCTCAATAATTATGATTCTTTCTTTATCGATGAAGCACAATTTTTTGTTGGTCTTTATGATTATGTAAAAAAACTTGTTGAAGTTCATAAAAAACACGTTGTAGTATCTGGTTTAGATGGTGACTATAATCGTAATTTATTTGGTGAAATTCTTCATCTTATTCCAATATGCGATACAGTTGATAAACTTAAGGCATATTGCAACAAATGCAATAATGGTACATATGCACCTTTTACAAAAAAGATTAATTCTGAAAACAGTAAGTGTATTGATATAGGAGGTAGCGACAAATATATTCCTGTGTGCAGGTTTCACTTTAATGAATAAGTTTCTTTTAAGTTATCTAAATTTTAATTTCCCATCCTTACCTAAAATAATTTCAGTTCCCTCTCCTATTTTTGTATCTAACGCATATTTGGCCTTTAAAGGGTTATATGTTGGTGCTTGTCCAATATATATTTCTTTATTTTTTACTTTATTTGGTCTACTTTTTTCAAATTGAGTAGCTCCTCCATGAAGACTTGCAATAGTGTTTTTTCCAAGTAAGTATTGATTGTCTTTTTCATAAGATGGACCCATTTGATTGTATAACATATTTCCAAATAGATTTTTGCGTTTTCTGCGGCGACCAAATTGATTTGTTACGATCTGAGGACTATCCGGAGAATCATAAAATAGACCGGTCTGTTTCGTAGCCGCTGCTGGATTATTTATAATATTGCAGTTTCTATTATCTTGTAATAATGTATCAAGATCATCTCCAGGTCTATTCATTCTTGGTTGATAGTAGTACTTCTCAGAATATATTTTATCTTTGATATAATTTTGATCTGGTTTCCCATCTTTTCCTTTTGGAGGAGGTCCAAATTCTCTACCAAGTGTTCCTGAATCTAATGCATTGCCCCATTCATTTTTTACCTCGTTTTCCCAAGATTTATTTATTTGAAAACCCTTTTTGGTTGTATCAAAGTTTTTTCCATATTTTGCAAGACTATCAAAATAGTTATCAAATGTTGTTTTACCCCATTTCTTTTCACCAAATGAATACTTGGCCTTTCCAAATGCTGATTGTTTTTTATTCATTAGATCAACAAAATTGTCAGGTAATACAAGATTTTCAATTATAATTCCGTTGTTCTTTGTTTTGGGAAAATACCATGATGGTTTATATATTTTATTTCCATCTCCTAAAAAATATGGAGCTTTCTTTTTTCTTAAATCATAGTATTTAACATCTAATGGTTCATTCATTTGTTTAAAATACTCAGCTAACATTTTTATTTGTGCAACGCATGCCGTACATTTATGATCTCCAAATAATATAATGTTTGGACCTAGATAAATTTCCTTCATCGATATTTATTTATTAACAATATTTTTATTAAATAAATAATAATATTTACAATAATAAATGGACAATTTTGACGATGAAAACTCGGATGCCGAGCCTGATTCAGACGCGGAATTTGAAGGATATGATGAATTTCAAGATTTATCTAATCGCCTTGAAGACGTCAATGCAAATGTAGAGAAAAGGAATGTATTAATTAATGAGAAGTTTAACTTGCTTTTAAAATTTAACTCAAATGCAGAAGACACTGTTTCCAGTAAAGGAGAGTTAATACCAGGAACTCTTATAGATCCAGGATTTTATAGATCTAGATTAAAACAGATTGACACAGAACTAGAAGAAATGGAAATATTGGAAGATCAGGTATCAGATGAACTTGCTCAAAAAGAAGCTGAATTTTCAGACCTTTTGGAAAGATACATATTAAAATCAAAACGCGGAGAAAAATTATCTACTTCTGAAATTGATAATATCAAAGCACTTGAAACTGTGATAAATGAATTAAGAACACAGTATACATCTATCAATAAACAACTTGAACCAGTAAGTTTTACACATTCTTTTGAAGAACCTGGATATTGGGAAGAGGTTCAGGCAGAAGAGGAGGAAGAGTTTAAAAGTATTATTAAGAAATTAAAATTGCGTCTAAAAATTCCTAATGAAGATTATTTTATTAAAAAATACTCCGATTCCAAAATTAAACGAAAGATCAAGATATCAAAGGGGGGCGATGAACCAGTTATAGTTGAAGTAGAAGAATTTAGATATAAATATGAATATGAAAAAGAATATGAAGAATTTATGAAAAAGATTTCTCCATATTTACCTACTTATGAAACTACAATGAATATTACATCTATCGGAACATCTACAGTATTAAGTGAAGAAAAATCAGTACTTACTCAAATTAATGAAGACCTTGTCGAATTAAAAAAGTTACCTATTAAATTATCAGAAGAAGATCTCGAAAGTATAGACACATTTGAGGTAATTAAATCTAAATTACTTGGACTTGAGAAATCCGATCTTATTGGATGTATTATGGATTCTAATGTTATATCAAGTACCTATATAAATGATCTTTATAATAAACGTATCAGAGTTTTAAAATACAACCCAATTACAAAAACTTCTGGAAGAGAACCAGATAATATTGAAAAGGTACTTATTTCACTACTTGTAAATGTAGGTACTGATATAGATTCTTTAACTGGAAAAAGCGTAACTGAATTAGAAGGTATTTTAAATATGAAGTATTCTATTCCACCGAGCTTATATTACACAAAGAAGTTTAAACAAGACACGCTTATGGTTCAAAAAAATGGAGAAACTAATAATATAAATATATCATATGACAGTAGAACTCCATTAATAATAGTTAAAAAATACCCAGTTCCAACGGATATAAAAGTCAATAATGAATTATTTTATGAAACATATTATCCAGTAGAAGATTCATTATATCTAAAATTAAAAGAGTTAAATGTTAGTATTCCTGAAATATGGATGCTTCCATATTCAATTAAAAATGGAAAATACATTCTTCGAAAGATTTTATCATTTGAAGAATATCTTTCTGAAGTGAAATTTATGACTCTCAATAAAATTAACCAAGATCAAATTGAATTATCAGAAACATACGATCCTACAAAAAGAACAATCATTCAAGAAGAAATAAGCATCTTATCGGACCGTGTTAATCAAATTGAACAATATCTTGAATACAAAAAAGTAGTTCCTTCATATAGCACAAGAACAAAAAAAGGATATTCTTCAGTGTTATCTAAGAATATTGCAGAATGGCAACGAAAAGTTTCTGGAAGAAGAATCTTTAAAATTCTTAAAAATAATTTGGTATCAGACTCTCTGGAAAAGGTAATTTACAATTTATCAAACAATGACCAAGAAACTTATTATAAAATACTGAATAATGTATTATTTATATTAGATACATATCCAGAATTAAAAGCCAGTATTCTGTTAAATACTAAATTTAAAAATCTATATAGTTTTGTTTTAACACAGAGACTTAATAAACCGGTTATTGAAACTAGAAGAAAAACTTTAAGTAACATAAAAAGATTATTAAAACAGGGAGTTACAGAGTACAGAAGAATGCAATACAGTATTTTATCCGATCTTATTATAAATGAAGTATCAAAAAAGATAGAACTATTAATTTTTAAATTATGTACAAATGACTATGTATTAGTTTCAAATAAGTTTATTGAATTTCTTAGAGAAAAATCAATTGTAAGTAATGTACTTACAAATAAAATTGACACAGATCAATTAGTGGTTATAATAAATAGAATGAAGATAGATTTAAATAGAAGCATAGTTAAGAAAGCATTAGCAAAGGTTGTTGACCTTGAAGAAATAAAATCTAAAATAGAACTGTTAAAATCTAAAACAGGTTCAGAAAAGGCTGATGAAGAAATGGAAGATTACAAGCAACTTATTAAAAATTCACTACGTGATTCACAAGAAATACGATACAAGAAAATGAATATAGCACAAATTGATGCATTAATTTCAGAAGTAAAGAATGAACTGTCAACTTATAAAAGATTAAATGACATAGCCCAAGTTTCAAAATCAGAAAATAAACTAAAAAAACTACAAAAAGTAAGAATAAGTAAACTATTATTAATATTTAAAGTTAAGAAAGCTTTTCTTAAAAAATATTCAAAACAAACTGTTCGAAAAATATCTAAACCAGAAAGAAAATTTTCAGCCTTAAATGAGTCTCTTGTATTTGAAGTTATACAAGCATATAAACGACGACTTCTTTTAGAATCAATAACTTCTAATAAAAATAAGTTATTAGATTTACTTGATTTACTTGATCTGAATGAACTTAGTTATAAAACTAAAAGAATTCCAGTGGATACATACACAAGAATTAAAAATATACTTCTTACCGATATAAAAACAGTGTATAAAGGTGATTTTAGTTACGATGAAAATTATGCTTTCATTCAATCATTAAATACTGTTTCTGAACAAGTAAATTCTATAGGATTTCCTGATTTAAATTCGTTAATTGATAACTGGCCTCAGAAATACGAACCCCAATCAGTAATAATTAATAATTATGGAGAAGATCTATTTTTAAAATTATACAATTCCTCGGATCCATTTTCATTTTACGATCAAAAATTACAGAGAGACTATTCATTTATTGTTTCCAAAAATACAGCTCCCCCTCGGGAAGTTATGAAGGCTCAAATGGTTCTGTACAATCCAATGACTCAAAAATTCGGAAAGGATGCATATGATGGTTACTTATTTAAAGTTTATAGACTTGAAAAGAACCCACAAACAGGTCTTCCAATAACAATGTACAAATTTATTGAAGATTTTAATCCCAGGTTAGGTGTTAACACAATGAAACAAGTAATGTATGAAAAACCAGGAAAAGTTTATTTTATGAAATTACCAATTATTAATCCAAACGATGAAAATGATACATTTAGATGGTTAGAGGTTCCATATGGAGCAGTTGGCATGTATCCACTCGATTACGATACATGTTCACGGTTTTCAAATCCCGATGAATGTGATGCCGGTATAGGTATTGCTGGAAGTAAATGTGTATTTAAGAACGACAAATGCAGTGCACAATATAACAGATTTGGATCATCTAATAATATAAAATACCGATTATCAGACCCAAATACAACAAGACATAGAGCACTGTATCAAAAAATTAGATCTGAAATGATTCTTAAAAGATACAATAAACGCCAAGCTGCTTTAGTTATAAAAAGACGACTTAATATTTTAAAGACCAAAAGCCCAAACAATAAAAAAATATTATTAGATATTTCATTTGTTAATAAATTTGTACGCTAATTAATAAATGGATTCAATAGCAAAAAATTTAGAAGAAAATAAAGGATTTGTTAAAATTAAAAGTACACTTGACAATCTGGAATATAAGGTTCTTGACAAAGGATCTGAATCAGAAAAAATAGAAGTTGCCAATACACTTTCAAAAATTAGATTTGATCTCAATAGATTGCTTATTTATCTTTGTAAAAATCCTGAATTATGGATAAATAAGTCAATTGCATATGGAATTATTCTTACGTTATATATTCACATACCTGGGCTATATGATATATTTGAACAAGTAACAACAGCAGGATTAAGTGACTTTGAGTTAAATGAACTTATAATAAAATCAAGTGGAAATAGATTATTTAATATTCAAGAAATGACTCCAAATAAATATGGAATTATTGGTTTAAATAAACCAAAGGAAATTAAAAAGATACGTATTTTAAAAGATGGTAAATATATTGATTATGAAATAGCCGATAAACGTTCTATTCATCTCACCGTGAGAGAACATGGAAAAATAGACAAATATTCCAAGATAATATCACTAGCCATACATGAAATAACTCATACTACGTGTAATGATCTATACTGGAAAGAAGATAACCACAAATACCCATATGAAAGTTATCATACATTAATGAAAGAATGGTCTAAAAAGTGTGGAATTAAATAATTTCAATAAAATAAAATAATTACAGTAATTATTATGGGAAACATTAACTGTTATTTAGGAATATTTGATTGTCTTTTATTATTCTTTCTTTTAGTTGTATTATATACCCGATCAAATTTTGAAGTATTACCTGCAGATAAACCAGAGCCTGTATTTAAAGAACCTCCATATGTATCTATTACACGCCCAGATGAAAATGCATATCAATATGATTCTCGATATGCATTTAACTACGATCCACCCGTTAATCCAATTGTTCAATTTTCGAAAGTAATTCGTAAAATAAAACCAGAAAGTGAATTATATACTCCATTTGACAATTATTATGAAATAAATGATTCCGAACATTCGATTCTTGACAATAATGATCAGTTAAATGAACTCAATTATTCTGGAGGGAGTACAAAAATGTATGAAATTCCTCTGCAGTTAAATGATCCAGGAAATACTCTCGAACAACTTCGTTCTCAAAATATACTTGTAACTCCATATAATAAAATAAAATACTGCTAAATTGTTAAAGTAACATAAAAAATAAACTTTTAAATACTCATATGAATATTATTGATAATTTAAAAGTTTTTAATTTTGATAAAAAATTCAGACTCGGTGCAGATAAAGACGGTGGGTATGTCATAGGAGACCTTGATGGAGAGTATGATTGTTATATTTCAGCAGGTGTATCAGATGAAGAAAGTTTTTCAAGAGACTTCATAAATAAATACAGCACTGATAAAAGTGTTAATTTTGCTTTTGACGGAAATATTACAAATTATCCATATAACTATACTGATAAATTAACGTTTATAAAAAAGAATATTGGAGTTATTAATAATAATAATGAATGTAATTTATCATTTTTAATGGATACTTACAATAACATTTTTCTAAAGATGGACATTGAGAGTGGAGAATACCCATGGCTTTTTTCACTATCAGAAGAATCATTACGGAAATTTAAACAAATTGTTATAGAGTTTCATGGAATTAATGACAATGGATGGAACTGTGATCTATCTGATAAGATAAAGTGTTTAGAAAAATTATCAAATACTCACTATATTATTCATGCGCATGGAAATAACTGGGGACCAGTTCTCAATAATATTCCAGATGTTATTGAACTTACATACATTAATAAGAAATATTTTGATTCAATTCCAGAACCAAATACGCACCAATTACCTGATCCATATATTGATTTTCCAAATAAACTTGGCCACGTTGATATTAATCTAAATTTTCCACCTTTTGTAAATTAAATTAAGTATTTATACCTTATAGGTACATGTATTGTTTATAAATACATTATGGAGTCCAATTATTTCAAATATTATATGTAAGAAAAAACCAATAACAAAAATTTCTATTTTCTTTGAATTACTATTTATTAATGTCCCTAATAAAAGAAATAATAGACCTTCAAACAAACTTTCTAAAACTAATTTAATCAAATTAATTTTAGCAATTTCTAACCCATTGTATTTACAATAAAGTGTATGTATTCCGATAAAATATCCAAGAAAATGTTTTAAAAACCCAGTTACAAAGAAAATAAGATACACATTCTTGAATAATAAATCTATGGGTATGTACAATAATAATGAATATAACCCAATAAATATTGCTTCTAAAATATAATTCATTTAAATATTACAAGTATTTAATAATACTCATGAATACTATTAATTATAAGTCAGGTAAATATACATATAGAGTAACATATAGACTGATTTGCTGTGTTCCTAAATTTTCTATTAGTGAAAGAATAATCCCTAAAATCAGGCCATCACGTTCTATTTATTTTGATAAAAATGATGATATATTTAAAGAAATAGTTTATCCAGAGGAACTTCATAACACTGAAATTCTTCAAAATGATCCAGTAGAAGAATACATTAACTCTCTAACTGGGTTTATTCCATATTGGACAAAAATTGAAATTATTTAAATTTCATTTAATTTCTTCTATTTCTATTATACTTCCCTTAATATGTCCATATGGACAATGTCTGCATATGTTTCCGCAACATGGTCTTTTTGAAAGTTCTCTGGACGTAAAAACTTTAAATCCTGTTTTTGGGTCTATATAACTCGACTGCGAGTTTTCAATTGCCTTTTTATTTAATTGTTCCATTTTTTTACAAAATAAAAAACCACTTTAAAGAATACAATGATCTTAATTTTAAATGAGTTACATTTATGTTAGAGCGAATGAATGGCTTGAATCACATAATGAGGTAAAGGTCGGTGGATGTGAGAATATTCCAAATAGAGAATCTGGGTATGTAACAGGTGAAAGAAAAAGAGGAAAATTTGTTCTTGTGATTGAATTATACGACGATTGGAGAAAGATTGAAACATTAATCAAGAAAAATTTTAAAAATCTTCATAGATACATAGATGGATGTACCGAGATATATTCTGATCAAATACTTTCAGAAATTATTCCATTCTTGTTACACAGTAACATTAAATTCAAAATACTAACTGACGATGAAATCAATAAATTACTCGGAAAGAAATATTCTTCGCAGATACCTCAAGAAACTCAAATTGTACCAAGTTATGAACAACAAGAAGTACTTAACAAAATTATTCAGTTTTATTCTGAAAACAAAATTGGAAAGATAATCTGGCCATGTGGTCTTGGAAAAACTATACTTAGTCTACTTATTGCAAACAGATTAAATGCAAAGAGAATTTGTATATGTGTTCCATGGAGAAATTTGTTATTTCAATTCAAAGAAGCTGCCTTGAACTTTTTTAATGAGCGCGAAATATACATTGACAATGTTCCAAGTTCCAAAAAGGAGAAGTTTTTAGTAATTTCCACTTATTATTTTTCATCGAAACTTAAAGACATCAAGTTTGATTTGAAAATAGGAGACGAGGCACATCATCTAGTTGGTAATGTCCCAGATGGGGGCAGCCGTGCATATAACCATTTTCATGAAATTAATTCAGATAAGACTCTTTTTATGACAGCTACTGAAAAAATAGCAGATTCTGATTATTCAATGGATTCAGAAGACATTTTTGGTAAGGTCATTGATCAAAAATCTTTTCATTGGGCGATTGAAAATAAAAAAATCAGTGATTACTGTGTATTATGTTTAAAAAGTTCTATGAAAGAAATTGATCTTATTATTGAAAAACATGTAAAAAACCATATCGTTATCAATAAGAAACTATTTCTTGCTGCGTATATGTGTATCAAGAGTATGGTGACCAACAAAAAATTAACTCACATTCTTTGTTACACAAATACTACTGCAGATTCAGATCTTTTAAAAAAATATATTTCTTATTTTATCAACGAACCTTATTTTTATAACGAATCGTTGCATAGTAAAAGTACATTGTGTTTAGAAGATGAAATCAACAAATTTAAAAATAGTAGTCTGGGAATAATATGCAGTGTCGCACAATTTGGAGAAGGGATCGACTTACCGTGTTTAAATGGAATCTGTGCTACAGAAGATATAGGGTCTAAAATAAAAGGAACGCAATATCTAACTAGGCATCTCAGGTTAGATAAAAAACATCCAAATAAAATAGGTTTTACGTTGATACCTATAGTTGAAGAATCTGAAAATGCACTGTTTTCATTAATTTCTCAGTTAAGGAATATTGATTCAGGCGTTGAACAGAAAATAAAGATTTTTACGAATAAAATAAATTCTGAATATTCTCAGTCTGAAAAGGACTCACTGATTGATTTAGAATTTGAAGAGTCCGAAAATGAACTCGAAAAAATAAAATTTAAAGCTAGACTAAGTAAAAATGGTTTTTCT